TCTTCCTGCTAGCCTTGTGAAACAACTGAGCGACCGCCTGAATAATTTCTTGCCCGAAGGGGTGACGGCGGCGATTATCGGAAGTTGCGAAGAAGTTGTTGTCGAACGTAATGGGAGGCAATGACGGGCTACGGCGACGACCTCATAGCGTCAGGCTTGGCCCGAGGCGTTCGCCACACCGGCAAGCGCGCCGCGTTCGGCGACGGCAAGCGTATCGTGTGGGGACCGTGGTCCGAGGAAATCTTCCGCCACAACCCGCACATCGCTCGGCCCGGTGATGACCGCGACCCTGACATCATCTGGATCGACCACTACAAGGGCCATCGCAAATACAACAAGGTGGATTGCATCAATGGCCGATGGATCTGGAACTACGACTTCCGGCCGACGCCGGGCGAGGTGTTCTTTGATCAAAGCGAGGTGGAATATTCCGCTCGCGTTGGCCAAGGCTTCGTCCTCGTCGAGCCAAACGTGCCGTGGATCAAGTCGGTCGCTCCAAATAAGGATTGGGGAATGGCCAAGTATCAGGCGGTTGCCTCGCGACTATTGGCGGCCGGGCATGATGTGGTGCAGTTCAGCTATGGCCGTGATCGACTGCGTGATGTTCGCGTCATTCACACGCCAACCTTCCGGCACGCGCTCGCGGCCTTGCGCAATGCTGCCTATGCCGTGCTACCCGAGGGCGGATTGCATCATGGAGCCGCCGCGGTCGGAGTGCCAGCCGTCGTCATCTTCGGCGGTTTCATTCCGCCGCAAGTGACCGGCTATCCCATGCACGTCAACTTGACCGGCGGCGCTGTGGCGTGTGGTTCGTTGAACAAATGCACGCATTGTCGCGAGGCGCTCGACCGGATCACGGTGGACGAGGTTTGCGGTCATGTCTTCGCTTAGAAAGCACGAAGAGGACTTCGCCAATTTCTTTACCGGACTCGGATTGCAGCGGCGTGCCGCAAAAGATTTGGCCGAGGTGATTTGCCGCTTTGCTGAAATCACCGACGCGCTCGAGGAATTGGCGGATGTTAAGCAAATCACGGTGGCAAGACGCAGCGTTGAAGGCGGGACTGATGGATGAAAAGAATCCGAAGCGACGAGTCCAGGGATTACACGACGTTCGATGGGACGGTCTTAGCGACTTACTTCTCCGCGCTCGCGGTCGTTCTGTACTCGATGTGGGTGCTAACCGCGGGCATACCCTTTACGACTTCGCACTGAACGGCGCGAAGCTCGTCCACGGCTGCGACATCTACGGGCCGGGCATGGCGGCGGCGCAGCACTGGTTTGCCGAGGTGCGCGACTGCGAGGCCAGGTTCGAGCCGGTCGACTTGAGCAAAGGGGCCGCCGCGATACAGCAAGCGTTCGGCGCGCAGCGTTACGATATCGTTCTGATGATCGGCGTGCTGCACAAGCTCAAGCGGGAAATGTCGGAGGCTGAAACCTCCGGGCTGATGCAAGACCTCGGGCGGCGAGCCATCGAATATTTCGGCTGGAGTGGCTACCCGGAAGAGATCGCACAACTCGACGCCGACATGGGTGCGGCTGGACTCAAGCGCATCCACACGTCGGAAATGGCTGGCGCTGGTCACCCGGCGGCGATATGGCGAAGGTAGCTTGGTCGCATCTCGAATGGGTGCAGCCTTACACCAAGTCATCGCCGGAACGGCTGACGGCCATGGCGCGGGCATGTGAGCAAATCGACGCCGAAGGCGTGCCCGGTGACGTTGTCGAGTGCGGCGTGTGGCGTGGCGGCAATATCATCTTGGCGCGGTTCTACTGTCCCGACCGAATGTGCTGGCTGTTCGATACGTTCGAGGGGATGGCCAACCGCAGCGAATGGGATGTAAGCCGCAGCGGCATCATGGTCGGCGTTGGCAAGTCAGCGGTGTCGGTCGAAGATGTGACGGAAAATCTGCGGATCACCGGCACGTTCGATTCGCGCAAGCTGCGGTTCGTCAAGGGTATGGTCGAGGACACCTTGCGGGATGCAGGCAACCTGCCCGAGCGGATCGCATTGCTGCGGCTCGACACGGATTGGTATCACTCAACCAAGATCGAGCTTGAAGTGTTGTGGCCGCGGCTTGCTCCTGGCGGCATCATGATCGTCGACGATTACGGCCACTGGCGCGGCGCAAAGAAAGCGGTCGATGAATATTTTGACGGTAAGGTGTTGTTCACAACCATCGATTACACGGCGGTGATGACGGTGAAAAATGCTCAAGTGTAAGACAGCCGCGCTGCAAGATCCTGGCGAGCTTGTCGAGTTCGCGCGCGTCATCGTGCAAGAGAACGTTCGCAGCTATTTGGAAATCGGCTCAAAGTTTGGTGGTTCGCTGTGGCATGTGGCGTGCGCGATGTTGCCAAAATCCCGGCTTGTGTCGGTGGATTTGGCGGGCGATGTCTCTTTGAAAGAATGCGTGAAAAAACTCAAGGCGCTCGGACACGATGCCCACCTATTGGTCGGCGATAGCGTCGACCCAAAGGTGATCGACGCCGCGCGAGTGCTCGGGCCATACGATCTTTGTTTGATCGACGGCAATCATACTGAGCCATTTGTGCGGACGGATTGGATCAACTACGGCGCAATGGCCAGGATCGTTGCGTTTCACGACATTGCATGGGACACAGGCGGTCGTGATCGGCGCAATAGATTGTCAATCGACGTTCCCAAAGTGTGGAACGAAATCAAGGGCGGCTATCGCCACCGAGAGATCAAGCTGTGCAAGACCGGCCAGGATAACGGGTTTGGGATCCTGTGGCGTTAGTTGTCTGCACATGGTTGTGGGGCAGCAAATACTCGCCGATCTATGTCGAGCGCCTGTACGCAGGTTTGAGCAAGCACGTCACGCAACCGTTCCGCTTCATGTGCATGACCGAGCGCGAACGCCCTGGAAGCTTTTCTGCCGGGATTGAGCGCCATGCAATCAAAGACCCCGAGCTTACGAAGATCAAAGGCTGCTTTGCTCGGCTCCGCATGTTCGATCAGGGTTGGCAGCACAATCGGCAGATCGACGACCGGCTTGTGTGTCTCGATCTGGACGTGGTGATCACGGGGCCGCTCGATCCGCTGTTTAATCGGCCCGAGCCGCTGGTCGTTCTGCAAGGTGCCAATGCTTCGAACCCGTGTCCGTTCAACTGCTCGGTGATGATGTTGCGCAAGGGCGCGCACCCCGAACTGTGGAGCGATTTCAGCGTTGCCAAGTTGGACGAGATACCGCGCTACGAATTCCCCGATGATCAGGGATGGCTGTGGCACAAGGTGCCGCAGGCCGCGGGATGGAAGGTTGGCTCGGCGAGTGGCATCTATGCGTTCCACAAGCCGGGATGGCCGCCGGGCGACGAGCTACCGACCGACGCGCGCGTGGTTGCATTTATCGGCTGGCGCGATCCGAACACGTTCAAACATCTGCCTTGGGTGCAGGAGCACTGGTTGAGAAAATGACCAAGCCCTTTCGAACAGTCATCGACGTCCGCTCGGGGACGCAGGACTTGACCACGGTGGACTCCGTCAAGCTCGACCTCGGCCTCGATCCGCTCGACACCAGTCAGGATGCTTGGATCGTCGCGCAGATCAGACAGGCGTCGAATTCCATCGCTTCGATGTGCAACCGTATGTTCGGCGAGGAAACGATCAGCAACTACTTCAATGTGCAGTGGTGCTATCACGGGTCGTTGCAGTTGTCGCGGGTTCCGGTCACTGAAATTCTGTCGGTCGATCAGGGCGGCACGCTCCTGCAAGCGACCCAATATCAAGTCGACGAGGAGTCCGGGTTGCTGTGGTCGGTAAGCCCCGGAAATATCCCGTGGCACGGCAACTGGATCGGCGGCGCGGTGCGTGTGCAGTTCAAGGCGGGCTATGTGCTACTCGCCACGTTGCCGTATGACCTCGAGCGCGCGGCGAACCTGATGATCAAGAGTGCGTTCTATGCCAAGACGCGCGACCCGACGATTCGGTCGGAGGCCATCCCCGGCGTGATGAGCTTCGACTATGCCTCGGGCGCGGCGAATCTTAACGTGTTCGACGACTCCGAAGTTGGCCGACTGATCTCGCCGTACAAGTTGCCCGCCTATGGTTAGCGTCAATCAAATCCGCGCCAGCTATCGGACGATGCTGGATCAGGCTGGCGAGGACATTGTTGTGCGCCGCTACACCGGCACCGGCACCGACCGGCCGAAGATCGATGTTGTGTGCAGCGCCCGCGTGGTCGGCTACGCGCCACGGGAATTGACCGGCACCATCCAGCAAGGCGACCGGCACATCATCTGCATGGCCGACGATGTGACGGCACCGAACACCGACAGCCCGCCGCAATCGCTGACCCTGCCGCTCAAGACCAGCGACAAGGTCGTGGTGCGGGGCAAGGAATTGCAGATTATCGCGGCCGATGACTCGACGCGCCGGGTCGACGGGATCCTGATCGCCATCGAAATTCAGGCGCGTGGCTAGTTGGCGCTGGCAAACCGCAGTCATTGTGGGTTCGGGTCCGAGTGCAGCAATCGCTGTGCTCAATCGGCGCGTCAGGATCGTTGCAGTCAATGACTCCTGGCGCTTGGTGCCATGGGCCGATGCGGTCTATGCCACCGATGCGCTGTGGTGGATCCATCACAACGGCGTGCCCGAGTTCAAGGGCCAGCGGATAACCGCCTCGCCCTACGCAGCCAAGCTGTTCGGGATCGAGCTTTTCGCACCGGCCGGTGCGACCTCGGGCGTGCGGGCGATCCAACTAGCCGAATACAAAGGGGCCAATCCGATCTTGCTGGTCGGGTTCGAGATGCACCCGCGCGACGGCGTGCACTGGCACCAGCCGCACGGCGGTCGATTGCGCAATCCCGGCGTGGCCGAAATGCGCATCTGGTGTACCGACATGGAGGTGCACGCGCGCAAGTTCGAGCGCCGCGGCACTCGCGTCATCAACTGCACGCCAGGTTCGGCGTTGCGGTGTTTCAAGTTCATGCCATTGGAGCAGGCGCTTGGCAGTCGAGGCGAAGATCGAATCGATAGATCGCGACATCGAGTTGATGCTCGATGGCCTCAAGAATGAGGACGCGCGCGCGCAGTTTGCCGACTATGCCTCGCTGGAAATAGACAACGCGAAAGAGATCAATCGCGCCATTCTCGGCAAGGTGCCGCCGTTCAAAATATTCGTGGACGGACAGGAGGGCGCGACGCTGTCGTCGGTCAAGGCAGACGGCGTCATCGTTGTCGAGTTCGAGCTTGTCACCGATGCACTCAAGGTGATCTCGGACATGCTGCACCAGCACTCACCGACAAAGACCGGCACTTATAAGCGGTCGCATGTTTTGCTTGCCGATGGCGCGGAGGTGGATCCGTCTGGCGCGAACGTTCCACCGGCCGACGAGTACGTGTTTATCAACACCGTGCCGTATGCCCGCCGGATCGAGCGCGGCTCAAGTTCGCAAGCGCCGGATGGCGTCTATCAAGCGGTCGCAATGTTGGCGCGCGGACGCTTCGGCAACATCGCGCGTATCACCTATTCGTTTCGCACTGTCTCAAGCGGAAAGAAATCCGAACGCAATCCGGCTGTGGTCGTTCGACTCAATAGGTAGCTCATGCCCGCACTTCAAGTCGTCGATGCAGTTGACTCCCGCTTGATCAACAATTGGTCGGCGACGCCGATCATTCCATACGATTCATATGACGACCCGCCCGAGGATGCCGAGGCGTTTGTCGTCGTGCAATACCCGGTCGTGTTCGAAGAGAAGCCGCTACTTAGCCGGACGTTCTGGGAACGCGGCGTCATCCGCCTTGTGCTCAACGTTAAGCGCGGCATCGGACAGCGTCAGGGGATCATCTGGTCCGATGGCCTGAAAGCAATCTTTCGCGAAGCAAAGTTCGATGGCGTCCACACGCACGAAGCGGACGGACCCATCGTCGACGACACCGTCGAAAACGGGAATTGGATCAGTTACTCGAACGAGATTCACTATCACTACGAGTTCGTGTCTGCCGTCTACGAACCCGTGAGTGTTTGATCCAACGGCGGCTTGCATAGGAGATGAGAAATGGCTGTCGTAACAGCAAGCGGAACGCAAGTGTTCATCGGTGCGGCGGTGCAGCAGATCGAGGCTGATACTCTTATCGAGTTTCAGGCCATGTCCAATTGGACATTGATCGGCGAGGTGGAAAGCGTCGGTGAGTTCGGCGATCAAGCCAACGACGTGACGTTTGCCAGCCTTGGCGACGCTCGCGTGCGGCACGCCAAGGGCGCTCGCGACGCAGGCACCATGGCGCTCGTCTGCGGCCATGATCCAACCGACGTCGGACAGATCGCCGTCGATGCGGCCGAGCAAACCAAGTCCAACTTTGCTTGGCGGGTGATCCTGCCGGACGCACCGACCGGCACATTCCAGAACACGGTTTATTATTTCCGTGGGCTGGTTGCATCGCGCCGGAAAAACATCGGCAGCAACGACAACATCGTGCGCGTCAATTTCAACGTGCTGGTGAATTCGGAAATCTTTACCGATCTCTCGCACTCGGTCTAATCAACGCCAACGGAGGGCAACACTGATGAAGCTCACGGATGTAAAGGTCGACTCCAATCGCATCGAAGAGGGCGAATGGATTAACAACATTTCTGAATGCCCCGGCTTGCGGCTACGGGTTCGCGGTCAGAGCAATAAGGAATGGCGCAAGTTGCAATCCAAGCTGGTCGAGGCGGTGCCGCGCAAAAAACGGATCAACCGCCTCGACTACGACGAGGGCGAGCGTATCACCAACTCGCTCTTGCTGAATGCCTGCTTGATTGATTGGGATGGACTTACGGACGATGACGGCACCGCCATTCCGTACAGCAAGGAGATGGCGGAAAAGCTCATGACGGATCCAGACTATCGGAAATTCCGTGATGCCGTGCTGACGGCCTCGTCCTTGGTTGGTGAAAAGATTGATGAAGATGTCAAGGACGCATCGGGAAACTTGGTCGCGCTCTCGCTTGGTCCCACAAGTGGGGAGCGCAAACAAAAACTATCCTCGACCGGATAGAGCGCGGTCTAGATGCGCCTGCGGCGTTCTATGACCAACCCGAAATCAATCCGGCGTGGCAGTTCCATTGGGAAGCCTTCAATGAGTTGAGCACCGAGCGGCAAATCGGGATGGGCGTTGGTCCCATACCGCGCTCGGCGATCAAGGACTATGCGGAAGAGTACGACATCGTTGGCGATGCGTTCGACAAGTTCGCGCGCATCATCCGCGCGGTCGATCTTGAATACATGAAGCAAGTCAACTCGTCGTCCCTGAAACCGAGCAAGGATGCAACCGTTCCGGTCGACGACGTCGACGCCGTGCGGGATGTTTTCAACCGCTTGCAAGCGCGTGCTCCAAAGGCAAAGCAACAGAAGCACTGAATGGCAACATCGCTTAATGTCATCCGAACGCTCACGTTGCGAGCGGTCGCGACCGGATTCGAGGCGGCGGCTAGTGCTGCGCGCGGCTTGGCTGGTGCGCAGGATCAAGTTGCGGCGTCGTCGGCCAACCAAACTAAGTCGACGTTGTCGGCTGATGCTGCCTTGCAGAAACTACAGCGACGATATGATCAGGAGGCGCGTGCACAACAGGACTTGGCTAAGGCGCAGCAAACGCTCGAACGTGCGCGTTCGCAGGGATTGATTTCGGCGGCGGAACAAAACCGTTTAATGGCGTTGGCCGTCACGCATCACAACGGCGCGGCCTCGGCCGCAGGCAAGCACTCGCAAGCTCTGCAAGAATTGTCGACCATCAGTCAGGGACTATCTGGCAACCTCGGAACGGTTGGCGGCATCCTGGCGCGAATGGGGCCAGCGGGTTTGGCGATTGCCGCTGGCATTGGCGCGACGGTTGGGATTTTTGCGGCGGCCTCTGTCGCTGCACTAAAATTTGCCGAAGACATGGGCAAGCTTGCCGACACGGCGGAAACCGTCGGCTTGGCCGTTGAGCAGTTGCGGGCGTTGCAAATGGCGGCGGGCGAAGTCGGCGTCAGTTCAGAACAACTCGACACCAATCTCACGAAGTTCACGTCCGTGTTGGGGCAGGTTCGTGACGGCTCACAAAGTGCATACGACAGTTTCAACAGGTTGGGCGCAGGGTTGGGCGACAGCGTGCGCTCGGCAAAGAATGAGGAACAGGCGCTCAACTTAGTTTTTGAAGCCTTGCGAAAGGCCGACACGGCGTCGGCTGCTTTGGGGGCTCGCGAACTGTTCGGCAAAAGCGGCTCCGGCATGGTTCGTCTTGCCAATGCGACGACGACGCTCGATAACCTTGCAAAGAGTATGAATGCGTTGGATGTCATCACAGGCGCGCAAGCCAAATCTTGGGATGATCTCGGCGACCGTATCAATAAAAACATGGCGCTAGCTGGCGCGAACGTCAAAGCATCATTTGCGACTCCGGTGCTTGAGGCACTCGCCGAAGTGTCCAAGGTGATTGTTGAGCTATCGCGGACGTTTCGCCTGATAGGCACTGACGCGCTAGGAAACCTTAACACTTCACCGATTGAAAAATTCCGAGTTGAGTTGCAACTGTTGAATTTGGAGATTCAGACTTTCGGGGCTTTGAAGGCACTAGACAATCTAGCAGAACGATTGGGGCTAGGTGCCAATTTTGCTAGTAACGTCGCAGCGGTCATTAACACGATTAAATTGCTTGCAAGCGCCCTTTTAGATTTGATCAACATCATTGCATCTGTAAGCAGTGCAATGGGCCGATTTGTCGTGTTTGATTTTTCGGGAGCACTCGCTCAAGTAAACTCAGCGCGGGCTTCATTTGCAAATCTCGGGCAGACGGTTGTCGGCTTAAAGAACAATTTTCAAACTGTGTCGGATGCGTCGACAGAAATGGCGGATGAGAACAAAGCTCTAGTTAAGCAGCTTGGTGAAAATAACAAACAATGGCTTAGCTTCGGCAATCAAATGGAAAAGATCGGCGAGATCACACCGCCGGTATCAGCAAAGATCAACGATCTCGGCAAAGCGAATGCTCTTGCTGCCAAAAAGACGAAAGAGCATAAGGAGGAAGTCAGCGACCTTCTGAAAGAATTAGGACAGGTCGCGTCGCAATTAACCTCGTCGCTGGTCGGGGCGTTCCTCAAAGGCGACAACGCGGCCAAGGCGTTGAAGGGCACGCTGCAAAGCATTGCGTCATCGTCGGCGGGCAAGGCTGTCGATAAGCTGGTTACGGGAGATTTTACCGGGGCTGCGATCAGTGGTGCGATCAGCGTCGGGTCCGCAATCGCGAGCTTCCTGTTCGGCAACGACGAGGATGAGAAAAAACAACAAGAGGCGCAGAAGGCAGCGGCGGAAGCTGCGGCGGCTGCGGCTGCGGCCCTGAAACAAGCGCAAGACGCTTTCGCTGGATTGACGAGGCAAATTGCGGACTTCAATGCACTGGCGACCGGAACCGTGATTAGCGATCTGACGAAGTCGCTTGCCGACTTGGAGGATCAGGCCAACCAATTCATGAATACTGCCGCTGCCGCGCATGACGATGCCGCCGTGCAGAACATCGGCAACACCGCTGTGGCTGGCATCATTCGGTTGTTGACGCAGTTCCTTCGTGATGTGCCTGATCTTATCGCGGAGTTTGGCACCGGCACGACCGTCATGGCGGATGCGAAGCAAGCTGTTCGTGACTTGATGGGTAATTTCAGGAGTCTCGACGACGCCATCCTAGAGTTCGGTCGGCGGACAGGTGACACGGTCGGCACGCTGGAGCGTCACACTCAATTGTTGAACCAGTATTTCGAAGCGTTGCTGAAGACACTCGACGCGCCGGTAACGTTGTCCGAGACAGCCACCGAATTCAAGCGATTGAACGCCACGGCGGAAGAGTTGACGGTCGCGCTGGTTGATCTTGGTTTTACCGCAGAGCAAGCTGCGGACATCGTCGACACCAAACTGAATGCGGCGCTCGGTCGCTTGGCTGGCAACTTCCTCGATCCCCTGATCCGAGAAATCAATGCGTTCGTCGGTGCGGATTGGATCAATCAAGCCACCGATCTGTTTGCGCGTGTGAGTCAGTTGAACGCCGATGCCGCAACACTCGGCATCAAGACAACGCTGATCCAGACGTTCTTTGTGTTGGCAGCGCAAGACATCATTAATAAAAATCAATTGGTAGGGTTCTCTTTTCAGGCGCTTGTCAACATGCTCGGGCTGGCCGACGCAGGGTTGCATGAATTCACCAACTCGGTCGAGGATGCTGCCGCAACCCTTGTCCGTTCGGCGCAAGAAATTGCGAGTGCCATTCAGACGAATGAGGATCGGCTGTTCAATGCCATCCATCGCAGCGACTCGCTCGCCGATCAGTTGGCGCGGTTCGATCTGCAGGCACAGCGTGAGCGCGAGGCCGAGATCGCGGCGGGCGGGCAGGCGTTGGCCTCGCTTGAGGCCGCGATCCAGCAAGAGCGGCTGAACCTGATCAACGATTTTCTGCAACAACAACTCGACGCGCAGCAACAGGCAAATGATCAGTCGGCGCAGGAAGCCGAACGGGTGCGCCAGGAGCAGATACAGGCGGCACAGCAAGCCGCCGAGGAACGCGCGCGCGCGATGCAGGAGGCGGTTGACTTCATCCAAGGCCAGGTTCGCAACATTCAAGAGTGGGTCAACAATTTTCTGGCGGGTCAGCAATCGATCTTGCCGCCATCGCAGCAAATGGCCACAGCCCGCGCACACTTCGCGAGCGAGTATGCCTTGGCGCAGAGTGGTAATCGCGACGCGCTGTCGAACATCACGAACAGCGCACAGCAAGTCGTGGACTCGGTGCGTCGTTATTTCGGCTCGTCGACGGCAGGCCAAACGATCATCCAGCAATTGCTTGGATCCTTGGGCACGCTGCCGAGCTTGCTGTCGCCCGAGGAATTCATCGTCGAGAATCTGACGCCACCGATTGACAACGTCAGCACCACGGTCACCACAACCACGTCAACGCAGACGGCCACGCTTGCAGCATTGCTAAACAATTTACGGCTGGCGGTGCAGGCCAACGATCCGCAGGCCATCGCCATCGCATTGCTGCCGTTGTTCGACGGGATCGATACGTCTGGCGATCAGGCGCTATCGTTCAACGAGTTGGTGGCAGCGTTGGGGAGCACGTTCTCGACCGGCACGCTGCAAAGCATCTTTCAGGAACTCGACACGAACGGCGATCAGTTGTTGCAGAAGTCAGAACTGATCAGGCAGGCCGCGCAGAGCACAGCGGTCGAGGTTACGCCTGTCGGTGATATCGAAAACAACACCGATGCGGCAAAGAATCTGTTGCAGACGACCGCGGACCGGATCGCGCAGGGCACGGCCGAAACCTCTCTGTGGCTGTCGCAGATTTGGAACACCTTAGTCACCACTATTCATAACGATCTCCAGCAAATGATTTCGTGGCTGGGTTGGCTTGGTGTGATCGCAGGGTGGGCACCCGGTTCAAGCCACGCCGCAGGCGGTTACATTACCGGCGGCATTCCTGGCCGCGACAGCGTGCACGCCATGCTGACGCCGGGTGAGTTCGTAGTGCGGCAACCTGTGGCCCGGATGTACCCGTGGCTGGAAAACTTTAACGCGACCGGAATGCTGCCCGGCGTCATGTCGATGGGTGCGGCTGCAAACGATAACTCGGTGGTGGTTGCGCTGTCCCGGCTCGAGCGGTCGTTGCTGCGCGGCTTCAAGGCCATGATCGAGACGCAGCTACAAGCCGCTGGCATCGTGGCCGAGCCGATGCGTGAGGCGAACAAGCTCACCCGCACCCGCCGGGGCGAGAAAAAGGTGGCATGATTTTTCTATGCGAATTCGATGTGCACGACGGCACCACGATCTCGACGCTGTATGTCGGGACGCATGGGATCCGTTCGGGACCGAATGACGATCCGCCTAATCAATACTACATGCCGCGGCTGTCGTCGGTCGGTCGAATCGAGCGGTCGATGTTCGGCAACGGTGACGGAGTTAGCAGCGGCACGACCGGCGGCGCGTCGCAAGTTGGCTTCGGCAACATCTCGGTACTTAACGGAACACCCTACGGCGAGACAGAACTGATCGATCATTGGATCGGGTTGGCGTTCCGCTCGCTCACCGTCAAGAGCTTGGTCAGCCACACGCAACCCTATTCGCAGGCGATCACCAGATTCGTCGGGGACATCGAGCAACTGGTTTCGACCAATGCGTTCGAGCACTTCGATCTGATCATCCATGATCGCTTGAAGGACTTGGACAAGCCGATCCTTGTGAACACCTATGGCGGCACAACGATCTCGGGCGGACAAGGCACCGTCGACGGCGACGTCGATCTCACCGATCAAGTCAAACAAAAAATTTGGGGCACGGTTCACAACGTCGCGGCGGTCGCTGTCAATCACTTCGATCTGGTGTGGCAGGTTAGCGACGGCCCTGTGTCATCCATCATCGTCTACGATGGCGGCGTGGTCCTGACCCTGCAAGGCGATGTCGGCACGCTCTCGACCCTGTTCGCCACCAACATTGCGCTCGGCAGTTACATCACTTGCAAATCGCTCGGATTGTTCCGGCTTGGATCGCCCAACATCGGCACGCTGACCGCTGACGTGGTCGAGGGTGCGACCGCTGCCGCTCGAACTGCCGCGCAGATCGCACGGCGTATGGTCGACTGGTTTCAGGATAGCTACCCGGACGCCATGGTCGAGGTGACCGCCGCGGACGTGGCCGCGCTCGACGCAATCAATCCGGCCGAATGTGGCATCCTCGTCACGCAAACCGAGTCGGGGCTGTCGGCTATCATGCGGGTGCTCAATTCAATCGGCGCATGGATGCTGCCGCAAAGCGACAGCGAGTCCATCTTTAATCTTGGGCGGCTCGATCCACCGGACGACGACGGCGATCCGATCTCGTCCTACGATTTCGAGGACAACCTCAAGGGGAATCCCGAGCGGGTCGAGAGTGGCGACGACAGCAAGGGCGTGCCCGCGTGGAAGATCATTGTTAAGTACGATCAGATCGCGACCGTGCAACAGACCGCCGATCTGTTTGGGTTGGTGACCGAGAACGATCCCGTCAGGGTTCAATACCTGGCGCTCGAATGGCGGCAGGCCAGCGTCGAGAACGACGGCATTTTGCAGGTGTGGCCGAATGCTCCGACCATCACGGTCGAGACGCGGTTGCTGACGCAGGCCGCGGCGGCGGCCGAGGCCGCACGGTTGTTCGATCTGTACAGTGTTCAGCGGGACATCTGGAAGATCACCGTACCCATGAGCGACGACCCGGAAGATGATCCCGGCATCGGCGAACTCGTCGAGTTGACGTCACGCGCCGGACGCATGGGATTTGGTCGCGAGATCGGTTCAGGTGAATTGTTTCGCGTGCTCGGTCGCGTCGACGACTTCGACGAGGTGCCCACGCTGGGGTTGACGCTGTATGGGCCGCCGCGTGTGGTCTTCACTCCTGCTCTGCCTGTCTCTCCCCCTGCTCATATTCCTACGGAGTGGGACGGCCGTGCCGTCTTCGGCGGAAGAGGTTTGCTTAGAGTCAATGCCACAGTCGTTACGGCTAGCGATGTCGATGTGAACGCATGGGAGACTGCTGTTGTGGCTGCTGGCGGTTCGGTCAGCACAGCGCGCAAGGCACTGATGTACACCACAGTCAGTGCGTTAAAAACGAAAGGTATTTGGCCGATAGTTGATGGACTGTTGATACTAGCTGCTGAGAACGCGCAGAGTGCATTGATTGATATCAAAACATCAACAGCCGCATCATTGTCGTCAACGCCGCCAACGTTCACGTCTGACCGTGGTTACGCCGGGAACGGCAGCACCTCGTATATCAACACGAATTACAATCCATTCACTCAAGGTGTGAATTTAGTAGTAGCTTCCGCCCACCTTTCAGTGTGGGTTAACACTGATCGTGGCCCCGCCGACCTGATTGCGCTTGGTTCTTATGTTTGGCCGAATACGCTTGATATATGGCCATACCAATCGTCGCTCGGTGCGACCGGTGTCGGTTATCACGTTAATTCGGCAATTGAAATAAGCGCGCTTGCTAACAACTCGTCGCGTGGATTTTTTCTTGCGCAGAGTGACGGTGCTTCATTCCAACAAGTATTTTATAATGGCGTGTCACTGGGTTCGACGGCTAATACCTACGGCTATTTTGGCATTCCAGATCTTCCGCTATTTGTATGCGGGCAGAATAACGGTGGGGGAGTGGCTGGCCCATCGACAGATCAAATTTCAATGGTGAGTTATGGCGGCAAGATGACCAGCACGCAAGCCGCTGATTACTACACTATCATGCGCGCTCACATGACAGCCATCGGTGTGCCGTGATGTTCAGACTCTATCACACCAACCAGATCGATACCGCGACGTTCAGTGGCGGTTCGTGGCAACCGTTGCTGCCGCTCGATAACCTCTATTCGCCAAGCCCGACCCGGCGCGCGCGTTCAGTCGGTGCCACAACGGCCGCCACGCAGTTTCGCGTCTCGATGGCGCAAACGCTGACGGTGCATGGCATACAGATCATTGCCACCAACCTGTCGGCGGCGTCGACCTATCGCATCACTTGGTACACGGACTCCGCATTCACGGCGCAAGACGGAACGACGGGATTCATCACGGTCGGAAGCTCGATTGATTGGGCGAATACGTCGAACTGGCTCGATTGGATGGACGTGGGATTCTGGCTCGGGACCGGCGCGGAGATCGTTGACCCTGACGATCAAGGCGTGGACATCCGGCACAATTTTCCGTCGCCGCAATCCATGCGGTACATCAAAATCGAGTTCGCCGATCCGACCAATGCCGATGGCTTCGTCGAGGTTGGCTATCTCTTTATTGGCGATGTGTTTGTGCCAACCTACAACGTCGCTCCTGATCCAACTTACAATCGAGTGTCGTTGACGACGATGCAGCAAGCAGTCGGTGGCGGGCAGTATTTCAATCGCCGCGGCTCGCGCAAGCGGCTGGTGGTCAATTGGCAACTGTTGCTGCAAGACGAAGTGTTCGGCGAACTCGATCAGATTATTCGCATCCACGACATCGACCGCCCGGTTTATGTGGACCTCGAACCGGACAATATCCTTGCAAGTGGATTCACTACGGCGTTCCTCGCGCGTATGGCGCAGTTGCCAGAGTCGCGCTTGCTTGAGGCGTACATCGAAAACGACACCGGGGCTACTATCGGCTTCGAATTTCAGCAGGTGCTATGATGGCCTTTGATTGGGGCACAGATATCAGCCAGCCCGTCGAGGACGCGATCAATCGTCTCGACGACTACAACTCGTCGCCGTTCAACGCATCGACCAATCCGAAAGGCTTGGCGGGCGGCGGGCACATTACGAACTTTCCGGCGGCGTTGACCGACGCTGCGATCACCGCGAACGGATTCAAATCGTTTGCCGATCTGATGGCGAGCTATGCGGCGGCGGCCTCGACCTCGGCGGGCAATGCGTCGGCCGCCGCGGCCAACCTGTCCGGCACCTCGACGAGCTCGGTGGCGCTCTCGACCGGCCTGAAATCGTTCAGCACACAGTCGGGCAAAACATGGCCTGCGGGCACCTATCTGTTGATCACAAGCGACGCCAACCCGTCGACGCACTACATGGTGTTGCTGGTCACAGCTTACACCGGCTCGTCGTTGTCGGGTACGTCTGTTCTGTTCTCCGGTTCAGGATCGCGCGCTGATTGGACAATCCGAGCGACCGGTGTGCCCGGACGGTTTCCGGGTTTCCCCTATGTCTGGTCGACCGCCACGACCGCATCGGATCCAACCGCCGGAAAAATCAAAGTCAACGCAGCGCCAGGTGCGGCGACCGCGCTCTACATTTCCGAGACGGACGGCGACGGCAATGCGCTCGGTCCGTTGATTGCGACGTGGGATGATTCAACGTCGTCGCCCAAAGCTCGCATTTACATTCAGAACATCACGGCCCCGTCGAACTTCCTCGTGCTCGACGTTGTGTCTAACGTCACCGATAACGGGACGTGGGACACCCTCGCCGTCACCAGTGCCGCCAACGGCGGCACGCTGGCCGATGGCGCGCAGGTTTCCGTCGTTGTGTTTCCGAACGGCAATGCGGGTGCTGCCGGGCCGTCAGGTTCGACCGGTCCGTCAGGTTCTACTGGTCCCGCTGGCCCGACCGGGCCGACCGGCTCGGACGGTTTGAGTGGCCCCGCCGGTCTAGCGGGACCGACGACCGCGCCCGTGTGGTCGTTCGATGCAAGCACGACCGCGGCCGATCCCGGCACGAACAAGTTCCGTTTGAGCAGCGGCACTGTCTCGACGATGGCACCGGGCAGTCTCTACATCAACGAGCTTGGCACCGGCTCCAACGACATGAGCGCGTGGGTCAA